TAGATAAGTCGGTCGGTGTATAATCAGTACCCGACTCCATGACAATGCCGTTTAGACTGACAATCTCAAGACCCGCGTTAAAAGATAATGTTTTGCCATTATCATCAACCCCTGAAAATACGGTTTGCCCTGCGGTGGCTGTGAATTGAAATTTATCTAGGGTACTCGCAATACGACTTTCCAAAGCATCACTAAGAAGTTGTGCTGTGATTCTACCCTGTGCTTTATCTCCACTATTAAAAGCCAGAGCCGTTGTGCCTTCCTGCCCCCTAAGAACAGTTAAGGTGTTACCACTTCTGGCTGTGCATTTAACAATTTCTTTGACGTTATCAAAGGGGTCACTTAATGTGATAAACGTGTACTCTGATGTACCCAAGGTCGGAAAAACACTGCCATCGGCAACCGTAATTGTTGTATCAGTTGAGGTAATGCTGGCCGATAAAGTGGTAAGGGCATCATTGGCAAATTTTATGAACATCTATTTCTCCTAAGAAACCGTTACAGTCCATGAAATGCTGACAGTATCCAGTGATGATTTATTCACAACGGCAAATGTTTTCCGAGCCAGCATGATTCCACCTGATGCCGCAGAAAATAGCCCTGCCTCTGATAGTGCGCCTGTGCCATCACCTGCCGCCCATGTACAATCAAATTGAATAGTGTTGCCCGAAACTGTCCCGCCACTATTGGTTAAGGCATTGCGGTCTAGTTCGGTTTCAAGGGTTGTATCAGTTATGGCCGCTGCTGTCGTTCCTGTGCCAATGGCCATATGAGTAATGGTTGTTGCACCACCACCGAGGCTGGCGGCAACCAGATTTTTACCCGTTGTGACAATAAGATTGTCAATTTGATGAATCACCTTGCCATTTTTTCTAACAGTCAATGCGCCTCTTAGGGCGAGGTTATCGTTAAGCATATTCAGTCCTTACCCAAAGGTAGATTTGTTAAAATAGGTAATCCCCAGAATCGCGCCTAGCTGTTGATATATCTGCATATCAATGGAATCGGCTAGAGTGAATGAATCAACAAACGCTTTTACAGTTATTAGGTTTGTGGCATCAGCCAGTATTAAGAAATTGGCTTGAGGTTTTGTTGTGGTGAGGGCTACTTGGTCAGGGAGGGTTGCCGTTTCGCGCAACATTTTGTTTTTTGGAACATACTCCATTACCAAATCGTCTAAAACGCTATGCATATTGGTAACGGAGGCTTCTACGTTGGTATGACTAACGCTGACATTTAGCCCCGTCAGTTGATTGGTAGCACGAATCATGAGAAATCATCTCGGACGCGAAATTTAAGCTTGTCATACACAGTCAGCTTTTGGCCGCTGCTATTTTCCAACTCGATTTCACCCTCATAGACCCCAGCCGCTACATCTAAGGTGGTGGGATTCCATTGCAAAAAACATTTGCCATCGGCATAAGGAGCAATTTTCCCGCAGGTGATGGTATCTAAAATAGTGCTGCCACCTAGAGCGCGAAAATAAACGCGGATGGTTTGTCCGGTTAAATCAATTGGCGACCATGTAGTCGGGTCATTGGCATCTAAGGTCTGCCCCGTAGCAGCGGTATTGCTGTCACGTAAGACAAATTGCAATTCGGGTAAATCATCGCCCGAAACCAATGAGATTGTTTCGTAAAAAGCCATACTTATGCTCCAAAAAATCGTGACTTCACGCGCAAAGAGGGGTTGTTATAACCCTTGAAACGCGTCATTCGTGCTTTCGCAATCTCGCTATCAAATAATCGGCGATAAAAAAGCGCACGTTCAGGATTACCCCACTCCGCTGTCATCATGCATAGGTAATATTTCGCCCCGTGTAACAAAGCATTACGCCAGCGAACCGTTATTTCGGTAGGGATAGAGGTGGCGTTTGATTTCGGCTTAAGCGCCATTCGGCAAACAAGTGTTTCGGTATGGCTAGGAATAGGATGTAATCGCACTGATGTAAATGTATCGGCTGAATAGTAGGTTGGCTCTCCCCAAGTCGAGCTATCAGCCGCATCACCCTGCAAGGTAAAAATGTCATGCACAGGCACTGGGGTAAGTTCAGTGGTTTTTCGGTGCAGGGATAACAATTGCACTAAATCGCCATTTGATGGCAGGGGGAGATCCTGTTCGGGCTGACCAGATACGGCCAATAGTGGATCATCAGACTGCTCCCAGACATGTGCTTCTTCACATAAATCAATAGCCGCTCTGCGCAAAGCATTAACAATGCTAAAGGCAGGCGCACCCTGCACCTCTAGCAACACATCGGGTACTAGTGTTTTTAAATCGGTGTTTGCCATAGATTAACCTAATTAACGCCCTGCGAGACGCGTAAACTGGCACTGCTAGAATCTGCATTAGTCTTGACATTAAGGGCATTGGCAAAGGCAATCATATGCGCTTGAGCTTGGCCTGCATTGCCTGCATACTCCGCATCCTTCGAGTAGGCGCGATACAACATAAAGTCGAGAATGGCATTAACGTAAATGTCATCCAGCCCAATATGGGTCGTATTGGCAGCGGTTTTCCATGTCTCGTCGATATTTACAATGTCAATTTCAGCAGGAACGGTGGAATAGACAATCTCAATACGAGTTGCCGAGGAAGGGTTGGGATACACATAAAAGTTTTTTGGATCACGTTCATCATATACCCAGTGTTCGATATTGACGCTGGCTGTAGTGGCATGCCAATAAGGCACTTGGTCATCCATAATGGAACGTTCAATCATCCGCGTAGCGGACTTATCTGAAGTAGCCGCTGTATTTCTTACCACTTCAATTAATCGCAAGCCCGAACTAGGAATAGTTTGTTTGGATGCATTAGCCGTTGGTGTAAACTCTTCATTGACCGTGTTGGCATCAGGGCGATACAAAACAACTTCTTTTTGCGCATCATTTAACCAACCCTGCAATTCGGAATTAGGCCAACGTGTGCCTGCAGCACTGGTATCTTGCAGAATGGTTTTGGCCCGGGTAATAATAGATTTAGCAATAGCCATAAAAATCTCACTTAAAAAAAAAGGGGGCATAAAGCCCCCCTAGTAATCACGCTTTAGCGCGTAATAGTGCTACTGACTCGGGCTTAATCACCGAACGACCAAACACGTTCAAACCACGAACAATCGTGCCGAACTTGGACTCTGATTTCAGGGTCTCAACATTGGTGATCTGTGAAGCAAAAGTCAGACCTGAAGTGTGGCCTGCCAATATTTGGGTATGGGGAGAGCCAGTTGCCACTTTAGGCAGGTTGTTGCTTAGATAAACCGTAAAGCGGTCAATCTGGCCAACACGACCATTACGCATAATGGAGGTGGAATCACCCGCCAAACTAGCGTCTTTCAGATCAGACTTCTTGACCATAGCCACTGCCCAAGCAGGCAAAACTATCCAGCGGTTAGTTTCTGGCGCATTCTGCTCATCCAGCACTTGACCCAAATCCAAAATGGAATCGAGAATGTTGCTTTTTGACAGGGTTTGTGGCGATGCCGCCGTACCCAAATCGAGATTGCCAGAAATAGCCCCCGCAGTCGCACCCGCATTAGCCGTAGCAACGTGGCCGCCAATATGCGCTAGGACATTAGAATCAATCTGAATTTTCATCTGTTCGGACGCATCCGTAGAGAATTTATCCATCAGATCAATGTCTGCCTGTGCCTTATCGACATCATCCACAATCACACTAAAATATTTAGCCTGATCAATTTTTAACTCGACATTGGCTTTTTCGGGGGTTTGGTTGGTCAGTGGTTGCCCCACTTGGTAATCTGAAACTGTAATATCAGGTACAGTACGGATAATAACCTTATCCCCCATACCAGACACTTCACCTTCATAATCGGTATTGGAAATTTCACCAAAAACCGAGGCTTTGTAGAATTTCTCTACGATTTTCCCAGACCAAATCTGGGGGATAAATTTACTAGTCCCTGTGGAACTATAATCATTGTAACCGGAGTTACGAGTTGGGCCAGCCATAATTGACTCCTAAATAAAATTACAGCGGCCAGCTTAGGGTTAGATAACTCTCCCCTCTTCGGTGGCCGCAAAAATGTCACGTTCAATGCTTTTCCTCTTCTCTTCCGAAAGATGACCTAAAGCCACATCCTTATAGAACTCACCTATCTGGGCGCGGGTATAAGTCGGTTTCGCTGCTTCGGTCTGAGTTGAACCCTTTTTCGAGGGCACAACCTGATCCTCTAGCGTGTCTTTCGGAGTAACAGGATTAGCGTTGAGATAAGCGTTAAAGAAAGTCATGACGCGATTAGCATCCAATCGCTCATGGGCAGTGTCTAACAGTTCTTGGCGAGATTGGCCGGTGAAAGGATCAACCTGTGACAGCCAGTTTAGAAACCCTTGTTCGTTATTTAATTCGCGCCATTTAGGTAATACGGCATCAAGATCAGAATAATATTTATCTTCTCTTGATTGCATGGCCATATTGCCAACGGAATCGGCTTTCACTTTCAGATGTGCATTTTCTTCTTCAAGCTGGGCCAAACGACTTTCCATGTTGCCAATTTGTTCTTTGGTCACATTGCGAGTAAATTCGATAAAATCTTCACCAAACTCTTCTCGTTGTTGATCAGTGATAAACGTGGCTTCTGGAGCGGTTTCTGCTGATGTCTTGATTAAATCTTTTAGCTCCGCGATTTCGCCAGCCATACGCGGAACTTCGGCATTGTATTTCCCTTGTAAAACATCATTTCGGTGTGAGAGTCGTTGATTCTCCATCGTCAATCGTTCTATCTCGGGGTCAGGTTTGGCTACTTCTTGCGTATCCTCTGGGGTTGCCTCTTGAGACTCAGCCTCTTGGCTATCCTCTTGAGAATCGTCTTGCGCCTCAACCTTTTCTTCGGGGGGAGCATCATCAATGTTTTCCCCTAACTGTTTCTGAAGCTTTTCAGCTTCACGACTTGCTTTCTTTACTGCTGTTGGAATAGACATAAATGTCTCCTTGACGAGCCTCAATGGGTGTTCGTAATAGTGGTGGTGTTCCCATTACGGGAGCCAAAAAAAACCCGCTATTGCGGGCTGGTTGCCAGAGTTGGCATTACTTCATGCGTTTAAAGGTCTCACGCGCCTTTTCAATCGTATTCAACTGATCGTTGAGCAATTGAGTTTTGGCCTGTGACCAGCGCAATAAAATGTCATCTTTATGAGTAGTCAGTGCTTCACGCTCTTGATCACGGGACAACCGTAACCATTCCACAAAGATGGTAAAGTCTTCATTCATTTTTAATGCAGCAAGCGCTTGTACTTGTCTGCGGTTTAAGCGATGCATTAGAACACTGCCGTATCAGTACCACTAGCAGGATTGCCAGCGGGGTCAGTTTGCGCAGCGGCTTGCTGTTGTTGCATTTGCATTAGTTGTTGCTGTAATTGGTCTAATTCATCAGGGATAAGGTCATCAATGGGCATATCCAGCTCTTTAGCCACTTCGCGCAAAATAGCACTG